ACACCAAGCATTCGGTTCTCTTAAACGACTTTTTAACATATCCATAAAATCTTTAGGATAAGTTACAACCTCATCACAGTAAGCACCTTTTAAGTTAAGTCCTCTGATTTTTTCTCCTGCTTGCCTATCATTAACACCCTCTAGATAAATTTTAACTTTTCCGAAAAAAGCAATTTTAGAAGATTTGTTATATTGAAAGAATTGAGAACTTTTTTTTAAATCCATCAAAACATTTCGCTCTAAAGTTGTTAAAGTTCGTCCAGTCAATAAATAATTAGATGCATTATTTACTAAAATATCTTTTCTTAATTGTTGAATGAATCTTAAATTCGCACCAAATGTTTTTCCGCCACCAGTCGCACCTGATAAAATATTCCATCGTTTCAATGGTTTCATTATAAAATCATATTGCTTCGGTGTTAATTTTAAATTTTTACTCATCTGGATGTTCTTCTACAATTTCAATCCCAGTTATATTATCTAAATAACCTTCTTGAATTTCTGCTGTGGTATTAGCAATTTTATTTTCAAGTTCTTTATTTTTTAATTCCACATTTGTTATTTTATTTTCAATTAATTTTTTCTCGTTTACGATTTTTAATTTCAGTAATTCATTTTCTAGTTTTTGTTTTTCTAACCTTAAAAAAGATATATTCACAAATTCTTTAAAAGTACTAGCATCATCAACAACTCTAGAAATTTCAGAAATCGCATCAAATTTTTTAGTTATTTTTTCTCTTACAGTTCTAACGATTTCCTGCTTTTTATTAAAAAACTCTGTTATCTTTTCTTCTTGTATTTCTCCAGTTGCTAATTTCACTAAATCATCCAAATGAGAATATCGCTTAGACTTGTAAAATTGCCTGGTTGATGCCCTTTTTTCTGAAATATATGCTTTTATGTTGTGTTTTGTTAAGTTTTTAGATGCATAAAATCTAGCACTTTTTGGTGAATATCCAGCATTTATGGCACTTTGAGTAGCATTACCACTATTAACATATTCTTCACAGAATTTGATTTGTCTTAAAGTCAGAGGTCTAGGTTTTTTTTCTTTAATTTCAGATATGTAGTCCACCTCTTCTTATTTTTTTTTATATTATACACTAATTATATACTAATTATACACTAATTTCAATCAAAAAGCAATTTTTTTTATCGACAAGCAACTTTTTTTATAATTTGCATATATTGAATTATAAATACAAAAAAGGAGGTAAAAAATGAAAAATATAAAAATAAAGGAACTTGAAATAAAAATAGAAATAAATCTATTAATATTCAAGTTCCTTATAATCATAAAATTTTAATTTAATTTTAAAGGCAAAATATAATATAATTCCGTTTTATTAATATCTTTTTTAATTATACAATAATCTAATTTATCTTTGAATAATAATTCTACTTCATCGCCTGTAATAGAATTTAAAGCATCAATAAGATATTTGGGATTAAAATATATTTTTAACCATTCCCCTACATTTTCAAATTCATTTTTAGATGGAACATTTATTTCAAATTCCCCTATTTCAATATTAGAAGAAATGATAATTTTATCTTCTACAATATTTAATTTTATCATTTTCTTTTTTTCTTTTTTTATAACTGAATTTATTTTCTTTATTGCATCAAGAATTGTTTTTTTGTTAACTCGTGCCACTATTTTATAATCTTCTCGAAAAATCGCATCATATTTAATATAGTCTCCTTTAATTAAACGAGAAGTGATAAAAAATTTTGAAGTTTCAAAAAGAATGTTTTTGTCTGTAAAATGAAAAAAAACATCTTCATTTGTCATAGAAATAATTTTACTTAATTCAGACATAGTTTTTGCTGGAACAATAACTTTAAAATTTTCATCTGAATATTCAGTTTCTGTTTGTTTATAAGAAATTCTAAAACCATCAATAGCAACAATATTTAAAAAACCGTTTTTTATTTCTAACAATTCCCCTGTGAGCATTGGTTTTGTTTCTTCATTTGAAACAGAAAAAACAGTTTGTCTAATCATATTACCTAAAGTGTTTGAATTAATTTTAAATTTTTTCCTTTCTTCCACTTCAAGTTGAGACGGAAAATCGATATAATTATAAATTTTCATTTTAAATTTGTAATTATCAAAAGAAATTTCAACTAAATTTTTATCAACACTTTTTATAATTATATTTGTTCCTTTTGGGAAAGGTTTAATAATATCATAAAAATTTTTAGCATTAATAGCAATTGAACCTTCTTCAATAACTTCACATTCTATCGGTTTAGTTTCAATACCCATTTCTAAATCTGTAGCAAGAAATCTAAAATTATTAGAAGAAAAATTAGCATCAATAAGAACACATTCTAAAATAGGAACAATTGCTCTAGTACTAGTAAATTTAGTAACAACATTTAAATTTTCAATAAGAGATTGTTTGGAACAAATAATATGCATAATTAAATTCTCCATCCATTTTTAAGATAAAAAGGAGTGTTTCAAATGACACACTCCTGGTGGGGTTATATTTTTTTTAACTTCTTTTTCTTTTTCTTTTTCTTTTTTTGCTTTTGATTTTCTGTTTTTTTAAGTTTTTAAAAAATATCGACATCTTTTTTTGAAAACTTTAGTTTTTTTTAAAAAAAATTTTATAATTTATAACTTGTAATTAATATTTCTAATTCTTCTATTGCTTTTTTATAATTTAAATTTATTGTATTTTTTATTATATTAAAAATTAATTGCTTCTGATTTGATTTTATTTTAAGTTGTTCTATAAGATTTAATAATATAGTATTTGTTTTTGTTTTCAATCTATTTGGCATATATTGTTTTTTTCTATTTTCTTCTAATTTCTCCAAATAAAATTTCGCTTTAAGTAAGTCTTGTAATCCATTTTTTTGTGGAAAACGAAGCAAATATTTAATAACATTACCTTTTGAAAATGATGATGCATAACCAGTAGAATATATCAAATCAAAAACTTCAAATTCGCCTAATTTATAATGACTTCCACCAACCTCATCATCTGCAACAAGTTTAATTATTCTATTTTTATAATAATCCGTTTTCAATTCTCCCACTACCTCCCTAAAAATTATATTATCATCCAATAGATTATTTATTATAATTTTTCGTTTAATTACATAGTCTTTTGCTTTTGCTGTTATTTCTGATTTTAAATCTTCAATAACATATTTTTGTATGCCACAATCATAGTAATAGAAATCCGCCTTGTATGTTATTTTATCTTTTTTTATTGTTTCCTTAATAGTTTTATTTAATTTAATAGTGCTTATTATTTTTTTTGCTTCAAACTCTTGTATTGTAAATTTTTTTTGAAATTCTAAACTTTTAATTTTTCCTTCTTTTTCTAATTCATTTAAATAAATTGCTCTATTACTTTCAGCGATAGAATCAAATTTAATTGTTTCACCATTAATTTTTTTTTCTATTTTTATATTGCCAAATTTATTTTTCATCTAATAAATCTCTTTCTTTATTCATACTAATAATAATTTTTTTTATGTTATCCAAAATATTACTATAATTATAAATTATTTTCTTTTGATTTTTTAAAAATGCATCTTTTAAAATTCTATCTATAAAAATTATTTCAGAAATTAATTCATTTTTTTTACTTTGCCCACAATTTCCCTGATTAATTTTTTTTATTATAAAATCCGCTATACCATTTTTAATAAATAACATAAAATTCTCCTTATTTTTTTACTTTTCTTAGTATATAATTTATATCATTAGGATTTTCTTTTTTTTCAATAAAAAATCTTAATTCTTCAGTAGTCGCCTTGCTTATTATTTCAAAAGCAACAATAAAACAGAAAATAGCAATAGTAATTAAGATTATATATTTTAAAATTTAAATCACCTTCTAAACTATTAAATAAAATAAGAACATAGTTAATGCAAATATAATTAAAATAATAGAAAAAGCAACTTGTTTACCCCTCTTAATCTTTTCTTGTCTTCTATCTTCAAAAATAAATTCCATTGCTTTTTTATCATATTCCGTCATAAAATTCTCCTTAAATTATTTTTTATATATTATTTATAGATTTTAAAGAAAATATACCTCCTAAAAAGGCATATCTTCATCTTTAATATCTTCTTCAATTATTCCATTTAATTCATTTCCATTTGATTGACTTCTAGCATCAAAACTTGCTTTACTTTCTGTAAATTCTTGTTTCTCAATAAAAACTTCAGTTGACCATTGTCTTCCTTTTTCCTCATCTTCCCAACTTCTAATTTGTAATTCTCCAGTGACTAGAATTTGCATACCCTGTCTTAAATATTGTGCAGTGAATTCTGCTTGTTTTCCGATTGCTACACATCTTATAAAATTTGCTTCTGGTTCGCCTTCTCTTATATAATTTTTTCTAACCGCTAGTGTGTAATTGCAAATTGCCATTGGATTATCGCTTTTTGTATATTTAACTTCTGGATTTTTTACAAGTCGTCCCATTAAAATAACTTTATTCATTTGTTTTTTTCTCCTAAATTTTATATTTTTTATTAAGACTAGAGGATTTTGCCCCTAGTCCATACAATCTTCTTCTAACCAGTCTAAAAAATCTAAAATATCGTCATCATCTAAACCATAAATTTCTTTTGTAATTTCCCAGTCTGCTTGTTCGCCCATTATTTCACCTCATCTTCTTTTTTTTCTTCCAAATCATCAATTTCAATAACTTCTTCTTCTGTTTCAAAAATACTTTCTGGTTCAACATTAATCATATTTCCAGAAATTTCTGCTTTAACTTGATTATCTTGCTCAAAAACTTTTGCCAATTCAGTTGAAACTGGTGCAAATTTCAAAAGTTTTTTAAGAACTGTTTTGTGTGCCATCGCTTCAAAATGTTCTTTCCAAACTGATGTTTTATAATTATAAGATTGTGAATATTTTTCTCCGTGTTTTCCAACATCTTCTTTGCTCATTACTACAAAACCTTCGCCACCGTTAACTAACTTATACATTGCATAGAAATGTGTTATTTCACCTCTGTTTGAATCTGCTGGTTTGTGTTTTAATTTTGGGTCAAGTCCTAATTCATAATCAAATAAATCATTTTCATAAACAGAATGTGCTTGTATTGTTTTAAATTCTCCACTTCTTTGTGCAAGTGTTAACATTCCACGATATCCTAGTTGAAATTGTGCTTCGGTTTTTTCTACAACCCATTTGTCGCCTTGCTTTTTCTTTTTGTCATATGGTATTAAATATGCCTGTCCCAAAACTGTATTAGGTTCTAATCCTAATTGAGCAGAAGTTAACATTGCTCCAATTAAAGATACTGGTGTACATTCTCCTAATTTTGGATTTTTTGCTATTGCTGTTGTTACAATACTTAAAAATCTTTCAGGGGTCATAATTTTAGGTAATGCTTGTTCTATTTGTGGCAAATATGCTTCAATAAGTTGTTTGGTAGTTCTTTTTTTATTTACTTTTTTTTCTGCAACCTTTGTCTCTTTTACAGTTTCCATTAATCCGTTCATATTTAAATCTTTCATATATTTATCCTCCTAATTTTTAATTAATTTCATTTCAACTACTTCTCTTATTTTCTCATCATTGGTTTTTCTATATTTAATTTCTAAACTAAAAAATCTTGCTTTTTTATATTCTAATTTTTGTAATTGTTCTGCTAATTTTTTGAAGTAATAACAGGAATTTCTTTCGTCGAATTTAAAGTTAATATCAAAATCAATTTTTTTATATTTAAATCCAGTTTTATAATTTAAAAACTCTCTTTTGAAATCAACTTTATTAATCAAATTAGTGTTAATAATCAATTCATCTTTCAATTTTTCTGGTAATAATTCGTCCAGATTAAATTTAATAGTTCTTGAAGGTCTTCTTCTTATTTTTTCTTTAACCATCTATTTATCCTCTTATATTTTCTTAATTTTTAAAGTTTTAGAAGTACTTGTTTTGTTACATTTTTCTTTTATTTCTTCAGAAATTTCAACTAACTCAAATAATTTTTTCTTGTCAAAAGTATTTCTTGTAGTTTCCTTGATTTCTATCTTATAATTTTCTGAAGTTGCCTTTGAATTTCCTTCCATATCTTTCAAAATCTGCTGTTTCAACTTCTCTTTTTGTTTTTCTAAATCCTTTATTTGTTCATCTAAACTGTCCAGTAGTTTAAAGTTAGTTTCATCAAAAATTACAATTTCATCATCATTTTTTAAGTTTAATCCCATTAATCTTTTAGTTGTTTCAGAATCTCCATCAATTGAAATTTCAGGTTCAATTTTGTTTTCAACCAAATCCCAAAATGTTTTTTCTTTCTCAATAATCATCTCAATCAATTCTTCGTTTCTGTCGATTTTAAAGGTGTAAAGTTTAAGAGAAATCATATCTAAAATTGAAATATACCAGCAATCAGCACCAGTAACCGCCATATAGTGTAAACATTGAAGTTGATATTGTAATGGAACTACTCCTTTTTCTAAATCCTTTTTCAGATTAAAATTTCTAGTTGTTTTACATTCAAGTCCAGCATTTTCTCCAACTATCCACCTATCAATATTTGCTAACATAAATGGATATTTTTTATTTTGTAATGTGCAAGGTTCAATTTTAACTTTTTTATTTTCATCTTCAGAAAAATATTTTGCTACAAGTTCCTCATTATGATTTCCAATGTCAAACATTCGCTCTTTGGATTTATCTTCTATGATTTCAGAGTTTCCAGTCTTTTCTAACCACAATTTGTATGGATTGGACCATTTAGATAATCCTAAAATTGCTCCTAAATCTGAACCACCAATACCTAATTTTCTTTGTTGTAACCATTCTTCACGATTATTTGTTTTACTTAATTTTATATATTGTAAATTTTCTTCAACTTTATTTAATTTCTTTTCTAAAAAATCTTTTAATTCAGCAATTTCTTTTTTGGTTAAACGGTCACCATTATCAATTTCAAAATAAAATTTTCCATCAATAATTTTTCCAACTTTTCTAATTCTTTTTTCACCGTTCAAGATTTGCCAATGTGCATAAATATGATTTAACATATTTTGTGTAAATGTGTAATTTCTATATTTATTGCTGAATTTAATATTTTTTAATTCAGGTTTTGAATTATCATCAAATGTAATTGGAATGTATAATTTACTGTATGGTTTGAAATTCGGTATAGCAAATTTTAGTTTCACTATTGACAACCCCTTTTTTTTATTATAGAATATATTAAAATATTTTTTCATTTGTAAAAGTCCAAACCATCAAAATAGGTTTTTGATGGTTTTTTTATTTAAAACTTCTTTTTATTTTCATTATATTTAATATTTGTATATAATCTTCCAAAATTCTTTCCAATGAAGTTAATTCTTCTGTTTTTTTATTACCCAATATAAATTTGTTATACATATCAAAAACATAATTACAATGTAAATTAAATTCCAAATCGGTTAATTGTTTTAATTTTTTGGTAGGTTCTAATTTTTCATAATTATTAAATTTGTACATTTCTTTCAGTTCATCTAAAACAAATTTGTCTAAAATTTTATTTCTGTTAAATATTATGAAATCTTTTATTATTCCAATTTTTTCTTCTTTGCATAAATTACAACAAAAACCAATGTAAATACTATTATCTTCTGTTCGTTCAGAAACAATTAAAGAATTTTTATGAAAATTATAGAATAGTTTATTTTCTAAATTTTCAGAACAAAATTTTGCAAGTTTTTTTCTATCAAAATTTAAATTATTATCCAATTCAATCATTTTAAACATCCTTTTTTATATTTATTTTTTATTTAATTCTTTAATTACTTTTTCTAAAAAATTATCATCATAAGATATTTTTTCTAAAAATTTATTAAAGAAATCTGTTATGGTGAACTCATTTCTCATTAATTTTTTTTTCATATTTTCCCAATTTTCGGAATTGCAATATAACATTTTTTTTATATTATTTTTTTTCATTATATAACCCCCTATCCATTTTTATTTGTTTTGTTTTGTTTTGTTTTGTTTTGATAAATATATAATAACATTACTTTTTTGGTTTGTCAATACTTTTTTTAATTTTTTTTTATTTTTTAAAAAAGTATAAAAAAAACAGCATAAACATTAGGTTGTATATACTGTTTTTAACGAAAGACAAAAACACAATTTAAAAATTTGTGCAACATAGAAGAAATAAACAACGAAAGACAAAAACACAATTTAAAAGTTTCTTTAACTTCTTTAAATTGGATTTGTCAGAGTTTAAAAATTGAAGAAGCAGAAAAAAAATTATTAATTTTTGAATTAATTCAATTTTTTAAGCAAAATAAAACAACCGACCACAAAATAAAATTTGATAACACACTTGAAGCGATTAATATTTTATTTAGCAAGGAGTAAAAAAATTAAGTGGTATTAAACCACTTACAGAATAACACAATTTTTTTGTACATTCTTACAGGAGGGAATAATTTTTTATTATTTTAAAATTAGAGGTAAAATACAAAAATTAAAAATACACTATATTCAAATTGAGTTATTCTATGAGCGATTTAAAACCATTTCTTAAAAATATAGTAACCGCCGAAACGGTTACAAATAAAAAAGGACTTTTTAAAGTTTGTTAAAAATGTAAATATTAAATTCTTTTTTTTAGCAAACACAAAAAAATTAAAACTAAATTTATATTGTAAGATATCATTATAAATCATTTTTTCTAAATTGTCAAATAATAAAATTGACTTTATTATAATTTTATTATATAATTAAATTCTAATCCATTAAAATTCCATTATCTTGTGAATTTTTGGTATAAAGTTAATATCCAAATTTATATTAACTTTATACCTTTTTCTAAATTTACGAATCTAGATTTCCCACCGTCAAATCCCAAATAAATTTTCCCAATTTCTCCATTTCTATTTTTTCCAACTATTATCTCTGCTATATTTTGCTTTTCTGTTTCAGGGTTATAATATGCATCACGATATAAAAACATAACAACATCGGCATCTTGTTCAATTGCACCAGATTCTCTTATATCAGAAAGCATAGGTCTTTTATCTTGCCTTTGCTCACAACCCCTAGAAAGTTGCACAGCAACCATTATAGGAATATTTAATTCTTTCGCCAATAACTTTAAATTTCTTGAAATTTCAGAAATTTCTTGTTGACGATTTTCTGTTCTTCTTGTCCCTTCCATAAGTTGCAAGTAATCTATAACAATAAAATCTATTTTTTCTTCACTTTTCATTCTCAAACATTGTTCACGGATTTTATTTATAGTTATATTATTTGGGTCAGAATTTATAAATAATTTTAAATTCGAAGTATAAGTAAATGCATCAACTATTTGTAACCAATCCTCATCTTGCAAGTGTCCATTTTTAATTTTTTTTAAATCTAAATTTGAATTTTTCGCTAAAATACGAAACATTAATTCATCGTTTGACATTTCCAATGAGAAAAAAGCAACATTTTTTTTTCTAGATATTTTTTCCGCAATATTTGACAAAAAGACACTTTTTCCCATAGAAGGTCTCGCACCAACAACAATTAAATTTCCACCATTAAAACCATTAACCATATCATCTAATTCTATAAAACCTGTTTCTAATCCATTTATTTTATTTCCACTTTGAAAATTTTTGTAGTTTTGTTCTATTTTATTTAATGCTTCATTAACCGCTTCTTTGGCATTAATAAATGAAATCGTTTTATTTTCTTTTATTGTTTCAATTGCATCTATTTTTTCTCTAATTTCATTTAAATCAATAATTTGTCCTTTTTCAGTTTTAACAGAAATTTCTTTTTGTAGTTTTTTAGTTTCATTTTCTATTTTATTTTCTAAAATAAAATTTATGTTTTGTTTTATATTTGCCGATGTAATATGATTTAAACATATTTTATATATATAATCAGAACCACCAATAGAATCTAAATCATTATTTTTGTTTAGTGTTTTAATTAGTGATATTGTATCTAATTTTAATTTTTCAGAATTTACTTGCAAAATATTTTTATAAATTATTTTGTGCCTATTGTCTATGAAATCATCAATTTTTATTTTATTAATAGTATTTTCTAATGCTTCGTTATCAGAAATAACTGCTCCAAGTACAGCAACTTCACATTCTAAGTTTATCATTTTATAAAACCTCCAAAATCATTATAATTTCTTTTTATTTTTTTTTATATTATAAATTTTACACAAATAACATTAGAAAGAAAATTTACCACGATTTTTTAATCGAAAAGTATATTTTTTAATTCTTGCTCATATATATTTTTAAAATTATCACGAACTGAAACTTCTGGAAATTCAAATGTATAAAAATAATTTTCTAATCTATTTTTTAATGTTTCATCGATTTGTAAATATTTGGGTTTAATATTAGTTGTTATTATTGTTGGTTTTTTATTTTGCTTTCTGTATTCTATGATGTCATAAAATATATTTTCTTTGTATTCCGTAAATTTAATCATATTTAATTCATCTAAAACTAAAAAACTATATTCTTTATATTTATAAATTAAATCTTGCGAATTTTCTTTAGATTGCATAATTTCAGAAATCATATTGTATGCGGTTGTAAATTTCGCCATTTTGTAATTGTTTAAAAAATAATTACAAATAATTTTCGCCATAAATGTTTTTCCACTTCCTCTAGTTTCAGAAAAAAATATCAATCCATTTATTTTCTCGATTACTTCTTGATTTTTTTCACAGAATCCAATACAACCTTTTTTTATTTTTTCAGCAATATGTTTATTTCCCAAATACACTTCAGTTTCAAAATCAACGAATTCCAAAACAATATCATTTTCTTTTTGTTTGAATTTACTCAAATGATTTTTAACATTTTTATAATAATTTTCCGCACTCAAAATAGTTTCAACCTCTGTACAACTTTTTTCTTTCTTTGTTTTTGTTGAATCGTATTTGTCTTTTATTTTTTCCCTAATTTGTGAAGGTAATTTATTTATAAAACTATCAACTTCCTGATTTATTCTATTCAATGACATATTATTCTCCTCTTAAATTAATTTATTAATTCTTGTTCTTGTCTTCGTTTTTCTAATTTTAATTTGCGATTTTCATAAAATTTTTTAAAAATTTCAATTTCTTCTTTCGTCCTAACCGATTGACTTGAAATTCTAATCATATTTTCAGGTAACTCTTCTTCAGTTTTAATATTTGCTGTTTTTGCTTTATCTAATCGCTCCTCAATTTTTGTTATTCTAGTAAGTCCCTCAAATGTTGTGTATTTATTTTTAATCATAAATTCATCATTTTTATAAAATTCTAATATTAATTTAATATCATTTAGCGAATAACCTTTTTTAATTATATTTTTAATTATTTTTTTTCGTTGTTCTGTAAAAACTTTTACTGGCACATAACCATATTTTTTTGCATATTGATTATAAGTTTCAAAAAAATCCAAAAATAATTTTTCTTCGTTAGAAGAAAATATTGGGTTTTCTTTTTTATTTATTTTTTCTTTTTTATTATTTATATCTTTTTCTTTAACTTCTTTAACTTCTTTAACTTCTTTAGTAGTTCCTAAATCGTGTCCTAAATCGTGTCCTAAATCGTGTCCTAAATTTTGAACATTATTATTTTGTGTAGTCTCTAAATTAATGATTAAATCTGAATTTGTAGTGCCTTGAATGTGTCCTAAATGTGTCCTATCTTCTGTCTTATCTTCTGTCCTATTTTCTGTCCTATTTTTTATGATAAATTTAGTATAAGTTTTCGTAGTTTCTTTTTCAATTAAATCATATTTAATTAAATTCTTAATCGCTGTTTCAACTTGTATTTTTGGCATTTTTAGTTCTTCAACTAGATTTCTAATACTTGTAATCAATTCGCCTTCCTTAACATCAATTTCTCCCCATTTTTTATCTTCCCAGTTTGATTTTAATAATAAATGTATATATAATTCCTTTGCATTTTTATTTAAATATATTGGACTATCTAAAATATCTCTGTATAGTTTCACGAAACCGCAATTCATCTTATTCCCCCCTTTCTAATCCAACAATCCTTGTTCTTTTAGAAAATCAAGTATCAATTTTCTAAAATTTATGTTTTTTTCTTTTAGATTCTTTTGTAAAATTTCATAATCATCTTTTTTAACACAGATTGATTTTGTGATATATGTTTTTTTTCTATATTCTATTTGATATTTATACGGGTCTTTTTTCATTTTAATCTCTCCTTTTTGTTATATCGTTATTATAATATCGAGATTACTAAAAGTCAAGTATAAATTTTTTGAAATAAAAAAAACGACTTTTAAAGTCGCTTTAATTTAATTATTAAATTATATCAATTTAAATTTAAGATCTAACAAACAAAAAAAATAAAATAACAAAACTTTTTGAAGTCAAAAAGTAGTTTTAAAAATTGAGTAAGTATTAAAAAATGAAAATTTTTTAA